TAGTTTAGATTCTTTGGCTCTATCATTAGCGTATGGCTATTCTCCCCGTTAACGCTCCTGCTAAGCGGCGTCGCCCGCTACTTCCGCCGCGTGGCAAGGGTCGTTATGAAACCCTTAAGACTAGTGTAAAGCTCAAGCCTGGACAGAGCCTTGGCTTCGCTAAGGGTTCCGGGTACTACGCTCGTGGGGTTCCTTCGCCGGTACGGCGTCCGGCCCCTAGCCGTGTTGCCCCCTCTCCCACTCGCGTTCCAGTAGCTAACCCCCTGCTTGCTCAGGCCCAAACCACGGTTCAGGGTCTTTTTAGTCCTCTTATTCAGAAGCTCGCTCAGGAGCGGATTGCTGCTGAAACTCGGATGCGGCAGGCATACGAAGCTCATGGACAGGGCCTACAGAGCGCCCTTCAGGATACGGCCGCGCCTATCGCGGGCGCGTATGACGCTGCTCTCGGTCAGGGCGCGAAGGTTAACGAAGCTATCGCTAACCGCATTGCCGGTCAGGGGTCGGGAGACCTCGCCTCTAAGCTCGCTCAGATCGGAGCCGATCCTTCGGTTGCGGCTCAGGCCGCTCAGGTAGCCACTAACGCTGGTAACGCCGCTTTCGCTAGTGGCGGTGCTGATCTTCAGAGTCTTATCGGTCAGCGCGGTGCTGCGCTGTCTTACGCTGCGAAACTTCCGGGTATTGGTCGTTTGGCTACTAATCAGGACTACCAGGGTGCTTTGGCTCAGGCTCGTGGGCAGTTCGGAGAGAGGGAGAGGGCACTTCAGGAAGAGGCGGTGTCTACTGCCTGGGATCATTACACGAATCTTCGCCAGGAAGGTATTGAAAAGAACGCCGCACGCGCTGAAATGAAGCAGGCGGAGGCGGATCGTCGCTCGCAGGAGCGCATGGCGTTCGCTGCGCTTCGGGCTACCGCCCAGACCAAGGCTCAGGAAGCGCAGATTGAGGCGCAGATTCGCGCTCAGGAGCGCCAGTGGGAGATTGAGGATATGAATACTCAGCGTCAGTGGGACGTTGAGGACAACATCTTTAAGGCGGAGACCTCGCCCCGGTCTCAGCCGAAGCTCACCGGGCCTTCTAGCCAGAAGTTTATTACTGTTAACGGCAGGGTTGTCAGGAACCCTAACTATCGGGCACCGGCCCCGAGGGGCAAGGGCGCTAGTGGTTCTAAGGACAACTGGCAGACTCCCGGCTCTGCGAAGCGTAACCGTGTTATCTCTCGCGCCACGAGCGCGGTAATGCTTGCTGGCCCTGAGGGTGGGATTCGGTTTACGCCAGAGGTTCTCGCTCGACTCCGCAAGTATCCTATGTCTGCCGACGCGATTATCAATACGGCTATCAATACAGCTATTCGGGCAGAAATCGGTAACAACGTCAATTCCCCGGCTGCTAAGGCGATCCGCGCGAAGGTTCGCCAACAGCTTTCGGGCAAGGCGTGGACAGCCGCAGACGGTCGTAACTATACTTTTAGGGCATAATGCCTGTTGAGCGTCAGAAAAAGCCTCGTGCCTCCGGTAAGGGAGGGGGGCGGAGCGCGCCCAGGGGCACCGGGCGTCTTGACGCTATCGGTAGTTTCCTCCGGGATCGTGGACGTGAAATTGAGGATATCGCTGTAGGTATTCCTACCGGGTTGTACACAATCGGTAGCGCCGCTGCGAGGCGCGACGAAGAGGAGCTTCGGAGCATCGCTAGGGCTGCTGCTGTTGGTTCCTACAACGATCTTCGCCACCCACTTCGCAATCCTACTAGTACGGCTCTGACGGTTCTCGGTCTCGCTTCCCTCGGCGGAGGGACGGCTGCTCGTGCTGTTGCCGGTGCAGGTAAGGCTAGGTCTACTCGTTCGCTCTCAAAGGGCGTAAGGGCGGCTGCGCGTAAGCCGCAGTATGAGCGGCGTGTCAAGGGTATTCAGCGCGAGCGCGATCTTCCCCGGCGCTACAAGGACAAGACGACTGGACGCATGATCGAGGTCAAGGCTCCTCGCCCCGGTCGTAAAGAAATGGCTATGTCGGCTTCACCGAACCCGATCTACCGGGCTGCTCGTGGTATGTCGATTGATCGTGCTTACGATATCTCCGCCAAGCGGGCGGCTGCGGTGGCGGCTAAGCCGAAGCTTCACAAGGAAGCGAAGGTGCTTAAGTACGACTCCAAGGAATACAAGAACATTATCAAGGGTGCTAGGACTAGCGCGGGAACCAAGCGCAAGGTGCGCGCTGCGGGGTACGACGCTATCGAGCATAAGAACGGCAACCTGACCGTCCTTAACCGCAACGTAGTCAAGCCTACCCGGAAGGGTTCTTACGCACGCAACATTGAGCGGCGTACTCTTGACCAGCGTAAGCGTTACGGTAAGCAGGTAGAGTCGGCGGGCGTCCCGAAGGGCCGTAAGCCCGATTCGTCTCTTGCTACTGAAATCTGGCAGGCTCCCGCGAACGCTCTGCGCCTGACGATGTACACCCGGCCACGGTATTACGCTCAGAACCTTGCCGGTACGTCAGCGATGCTCGCGGCTCAGGGGCCGCTCGCGACCATGCGGAGTATCCCCCAGGTACGAAAGCTTAAGAAAACTGACAAGGAGACCTATGATCGTTTGCTTGCGATGATGGGAGAGACCGGTACTGGCTCTATTGATATGAGTAACATCGGTACTCGCGGTCTGTCGGCGCTCTCACACAAGGCATCTGACCTCGCCAACCGTCCTGAGTCCAAGATGAGGCTCGTGGCCGCTATGACGGCGGCTCGCCGCATGGGCCTCGATCAGCCTAGGCTTGCCCGCACGCTCAAGCAGCCTCAGGGCAACCCTTATCAGCTACTCGCTCAGCGGGCTAACGAAGCGGTCGGAGACTACTCCCGCATCGGTGGTAGCGGCGGCTTCGGTAATCTTGAATCTAAGTTCGTGCGCTCCGGTCTGCCGGTGTTCTACCCGATGACCAAGGCGTTCACCCGCTACGCCGGTCGGTTCCCCGGCGAGCACTCGGCGCTTACCGCAGGATTGGCCCAGATTGGGCAGCAGGGCCGTGAGACTCAGAACGAGGCTTTCGGCGGGCCTATCCCGCCTTGGTCTCCGTACCTGATTCCTTACGGCGATGACGAAACGCTTAACCCGCAGAACGTTTATCCGTTCTCTCCTGGCGCAGACGTTATCCGCCAGTTGGCGCAGGGTCTCCCTGGCGCTGAGGGCCACGTTACTCTTAATCCTACTCAGATTTTCGGCCCCGCACCGGAGCTTGCTTACGGGATGCTGACGGGTAAGAACCTTCAGACCGGGTTTGAGATTCCCCAGGTGGAAAAGTACGGTCGTTTCGGTGGCGCTGCAATGGAGCAGGGCCGCAACCTTATTCCTTTCGGGGATATGTTCTACCCGCACGAGTCCAAGGCGTTCGGTCGGCCTACGATTGAGGAGCGGCTTGGTCTGAGCGCGCTAGGCCCGACGTTCTATCCGCGCCCTACGGACTACGGGGTTCTCAGGCAGCAGGGCGGGACTGGCGATGCAAAGCCGAAGAAGCGGAAGCGGAAGGTTCGCAGGCAGCTTTAACCCTCTCCCGCTCACAGAACCTCTCAAAACTAATACGCTCATGGTTCAACGCTGCGCTCCAAGCAAGCAGCAGCTTGGCGTCTCTCGTGTTATCCATTCTCAAGGGCCTTGAGGATCGTATCCATGATAAAACGAGTTGACTTGCGCTCATAGTGGCTATCCCAAGTATTTCTATGGAAATCGTCTAGGTTCTCAAAACCCTCATAATCAAGCCACCATTGCGAAGGCGCAGGATCGTCTGACGAAACCTCGATCCAAACTTCGTGACCGTTAGAAAGCTCAACGAGAATTTCTGAGCGGTAATACTTATCTTTTGTCTTATCTTGGAAATGTCGGATGATTGGCATACAGTCTTTCTACCCGTTCACGCGAAAACGAAACATGCCGTGGGCTGGACTTGAACCAACACCTGCCGAGTTACAGTCGGGTATGCAGCCTTTACACCACCACGGCGCAGAATTCTCTATACCCCTACCGTCGAAGCTTAAACTTCTACGGTGTTAGCCTCAGCAGGAACCTCAGCCGCGTTGTATTTAACGCCAATAAAAGGTTCCACCTGAGGCGAGATATAGCCGATACCTAGATAGGCGGCTAGAGCGCCCGCGCCAGCGGAGACAAGCTTAACGTAAGGATTGTCAATCCAGATCGTTCCCGCAACAGCCGACACGGCGAGAACCATCTGCAAGAATCCTCTTAAAGCAAAACGAGCTTTAATAGTCTTGAACATCGTCCTGCATCCTATCATACCGAATCTGCTCTCTGATACCGGCCAAGATAAGGTGAGTAACAGCAAGAGCGGCCTGCTCGATAAGGCTATCGTCTGCGTCCTCGTGCAGCGTCATACTGAAATTCACGGGCACCATGACGGTGATTCCGTCAAAGGTTAGCTCAGCGGTTCCGTCGAAAACCATACTAGGCATCCTACAATCTTACTATGGCTAGTGTTGCTCCGCTCATCCGTCGTCTCGCCCCTCACTATGGGATAGACGCCCGTGCTGCGATTGCGGTGGCACTCGGAGAAGGGGGGCTTCGGAATCGTACCGGGGACGTTGGGGATCTAGCAGGAGGCGGAAGCTACGGGCCATTTCAGCTTTACGCTCGCGGAGCATTGCCAAGCCAATTTCGTGGAAAGCCTCAAGTAGCAGATCAGTGGGCATGGTCTCCTCAGGGTATCAAGTACGCGCTAGGACGGATGCAGGCTGCGGGAGCTTCAGGGCTTCGTGGGCCTGCGGCTGTTGAAGCTATTATCCGCAAGTTTGAGCGTCCTGCTGCTCCCGACAAGTCTGTCGCCGCCGCCCTAGCTAGGTTGTCAAGTATCGGTGCCGGGGGGAGCGCCCCTACGGGAAGGAGTGACCCTGCGGGCGCTTCAAGGAGCGGGTTCATCACGCCCTCTCCAACCCCCGGCATGGTTCCTTCTACCCGGTCTAACCCACTCCGAAACATGCTTGCTAGTGGTCTAGCTCGCGGTGAGAACATCTATTCTCTTATCCAGCAGTTGCCCGCGGTCGCGGCAATGCAACCGCCTGTACGCCCCCAGAGGTTCAGTGGGCCGTCTCCCGGCCCGATGCCCCTTAGAACGGCTCCTAGCGGCCCTAGCGTGGCTCCTAGCGGGGGCTTCGGTGCCCCTGTTGAGCTTATCCACGATCCTGTTGGAAGTATTTTCGACGGAGTACGGTCTACCAAGGCTTACGGCGGGCACGATAAACACGTTCACTACGCCTCAAAGACCGCTGCGGAAATGCTTAGAGCTATTAACATTGCTCGTCAGCTTGGCCTAAGTGTTCGGGAGAATCCGTATACGGATAAGGTTGATCCTGTTCATACAAAGAACTCTCACCACTATCAGTTGTTTCCGGGTCTGTACCAAGGAAGGAAGCTAGGTAGAGCGGCAGATATTTCGGGCAATCCACAGGCAATGAAATCTCTGTATCAGCGCCTTGCCGGAATCCGATAGGACGCCCGCAATCAATACAAGGATCAGTAGCGCGAGGAAATCCCCAAAAGACTTCAGCCCCGCAGTTTAAACAAGTAGGATTACTTGCCGCCAAGACGGATAAACTCTCGCCAGTTAGCGGTGTTCTTAAGCTCCGCCCAGGACATACCAGCGGCGCGCTGCTTGAGAATCCAAGCGCGCAAAGCGGCAAGGCGCTTCGTAGGATCGTACCCGACGATAGCCCTTTCAAAAGCAGCAGACTTGTGGTACGCATAAATCTCGTCACCAGGGCAAGCGGTCTGCATATGATCGCGGTGTCCGTCAAACGTCATTTCGACGGTGCCGTTCATACCGTAACGCCTAACAAACTCGCGGCCTACGTCCACCATCGCAAGACGGCCCTGGTAGGTCAGATCATCGCGGAGCTTGGAGTCATCGCCCAGGAAGCAAGCGGCTAGCGTGTAGCTGTTAGCCTCACCGGTAGCAGCGGTGCGGATACCCCACCCGCGCCCGACAAAGACATAGCCGTGCTTGCAGAGAACGAACGAATAAGCGATATCCGCCCAACCCTGAGTAACCATATGGTAACGCTGAATCCCACGTACACGAGCGGCGCAGTTAGCGTGGTCGGCCTGCTCATCGGCGTCTGCCGCAGAGTAGTGGTACACTAGCCGCTTAATAGCGGAGGGAGGGAGAGGGGTAGCGTACTTGAACGGCATTGCTCCCCACTGAGGACGGGTAACGAGCTTCATGGCTACATCGTAGCAGGAATGATGTTGACCGGAATCCCGCATTGAGTCGCAATGCGAATCATATGCTCGGTTCCTTTGCTAACACCGTCCCAGATCGCCACGCATTGATCTACGTTTTCGATAGCGGCCATTTCAACGTTACGAATATATCCAGCAGCTTTGCCGTGCTTCGTCCAGTCGGCAGGGTAAGCCCACTCGGTAATGTCTTTTTCATGGGCAATCTGCCCCGCGAGTTGGTCGGCGCTGTTCCTACAGTCGCCGTGAATAATCTCGTCAATCGGCCACCATTGCTTAAGCTCTTCCTCAAGAAGATACTTATGATGCGGTGAAGCGTAGCCTCTTGTGCCGCAAACGATTACTCTCAAAGCACACCTTCTTCGTCTAGTTTGATAAACGCATAGAAGTTCTCTAGGTCGATCTTGAATCGCTTTCTAAGTCGGGGGTTTCGTCGTAGGTATCCTGGCGAGAACGTTGGGTAAACCAGAGCGTCGTCTGACCACTGACTACTATGCAACTCTCCATGATGTTGTGTAAGTCCAGACCGTCCGGTAATCTCACCATAAGCCGATGCTCCGAAGGTGAGAACGTAACACTTGCCTTTACCGTAGAGGTCTCTGGGGTCACGGAGTACCTCTAACTCGCCTCTGCGGAAACCCGCTTTGCGGAGTGCAATGACAAGCTGTTTGCTTTGTTGTGAATAATCATCTAGGTCTTGTCCGTAGACGTAAATCAAAGCGGTAGCTTAACTACTGAAATACCACGTCTCCCGCAATGCGTACAATAAAAGGTGCGCTCACTATGCGGATCGCAACAGAATTTCGTTTTCTCATTACGGCAACACTGACTTTCAAGAATCCACTTAGCCTCACCAGCGCACCCCGGATAATCTTTCCAGTCGCAATGAGGGATGAGGTCATCCCAATTGATCGTTTCTCTCTGCTCGTGTTCTAGCTCAACTCCCTGCATCGTCATATCCTTGCACTCCCTTCCCTGCGTTAATGCTATCGAGCGCGCTCTTAGCGTACCTGTCACCTTCCGCCGCGCGGCTCTCAAGCTCTTCACGGTAAGCCCGCACACACTCTTTGCCCAAAGACTCGTCCTTTGAAACCTCAGGGTGCTTGTAATTCCCTGTATGAATATCCCACACCTTTGTAAGAGGTTCGTTAGGGATTTCGTAATGCTCTCGCACGGCCTTTGCGTCTCGCAAAAGAGCCTCTCCGACTGCCTGCGGATCACGTAAGTCTCTCAAAACTCCCCCATAATTACTCCGATAGTCCATAAAATTACACCAATAATACCAATGAAAATGACAAGTTCCACTAGAACAATTCCTTATATCGGTGCATGAATTCGTACTCGGCATCCCTCGGATTAAGCGGAGAAATCCAGACACGAGGACTGAAATCCTCTGGAATCTGCTCGTGCAAAACAGGAGGCATAAGCTGTTGAATCTCAGTCCAGAGCATTTCGTTATCTGCCTCTCTAACGGAGAGAGGGAGAGCTATGAGGGCATGAATTGCAGGGGCTTCTAGTTCAAACGCCTTTGCAATAGCGAGCATTAGCGTATCCTCAATCCCTTCATACTGCTTACCCCATTCGGTAAACCGCTTAATCGGACGGGCTAGATCGGAAGCGTAAACTTCAGTAGCGTCGTGCAGAAGGCCCCACTTAGCATCCTTCTCGTCGCAAAGCTCAGACACGTAAACGGCGTGCTGCGCCACGCTGTAGAAGTCCTCGGTATGCCCCGTGTAGCGGCATTGCCGCGCCAGCGAATGAGCAATATCCTCAATGCAAATCTGCTCAGGGTCGGGATCGAGCGGGCGAATAATCTTCCCCGAATAGGTCACGATAGCGTCCTTCGGAACGATCTTAGTTTTCATACCCCATACCTTTCAAGGATTTTCTCATAGCAACGAGCGTAGCCTGCAATGTCCACTACGCTATCGCGATGATCGGGAGTCTGCGCGAGACGTTGAATCTTTACCAACATCATGTAGAGCGCGTGCGAAAGAGCATCCTTAGTAGGATCAATTCCAAGGCTCTCTGCGGCATCGCCAACAGCCGTGAAGTCGTCCATAGGATGCCCGTAGGTAGCCTCACGCGGCCCGTCCACAAGCCCGCCCGCTTCCTCAAGAACTGTCATGCTGCGCCTCCGCTTCGTCTGCCCAAGCCTGCTCGATAATAGCGTCGATATGAGGACTAAGAGAATTAGCAATGTCCTTCTGTCCAAGCGCCCGCAAAGCTCCGAGAGCCTCGGCCAGAGCTAGGACGGCAGTAAGTTCTCCTGCGCGAATCTTCATACGTCCGACCTATGCAAAAACAAAGGAGCAAAGAAAGCACTAGCGAGTCCTGCAACCTCTTCCTCGATAGTGACCTCGTGAATTTCGGCAATACACTTGAGGAGGCTTAGAACCTCCATGCCCATGCGCTCAACGTAATCGTCAATCGCGAAATCAATAACTGCGTCGTTCACTTGATCCCCCTTACGGCCTTACGAAACGCTGCGTCAACATCGTTCCAGCTAGTCGTAACTGAATCATTAAACGTGTAGATAATTGGCTCTAGCACTCTCTTCATTACACCCTTTCTAGCAAAGGCGGAGGAGGAGATATGAGGGGTTCGGCCAAGCCCGAACCTGATAAGGGCATCCTTAGCCGCAAGCCGCTCCTCATTGTCCTTAGTTGCAGCGTTAATCGCGCCCAGGGCGCAGTAACACATACCAACCTTCTTCTTCCGACTAAGACGGCCCTTAATCCAGTGAGCGCCCTCGTCGTTCATCTTGTTTCGTGCCTCCGTCAGAATCTCTCTGACTCTTTCGGGTGATACTCCGTAAAGCATTATGGTCTCCATATCCGGGGAGCCTTCAGCGCCCCATGCTCGATTAGTGCAGCGCGTAGCTGCTTGTGCTGTATCACGTCAGATACTACCCGCTTTCGCGTTTTCTCAAACGAGTCCGGCAAAAGTCGGTTAGCGTCCCTCCACTCTTGCTGAGTCATATGGTGCTTAGGAGCCTCTAGGCCGTACATAGCGGCTAGCGCCTCCTGACTCATTGAGAGTCCATCACGGCGAATCAGATCATTCTTAGTGTCGCTCGTGAGCTTAGGGCTGAGGGGTTCCATGCCCCATTCCATAAGGGAACCGTTAATGATCGGCAGATCGTGGTTCCGAATATAGTGCCCGGTGACGATATCGGCTTGATCGTAAACACAACAAAACCGTTCCAGTAAGAACACGGGATCGAAGTCGCCGTTCGCTCCAAGCAGTTCGTAGTCAACTTCCCTCTCCCCCTCCCACGACCAAGCGATAGCAGTAATCTCTGCCGTAGGCTTGCCGTCGTACCAATAAGAGAGTGGTCGGTTCTCAATATCGAAATCAAGAATCCGAAGCTCTCTTGTTGAGCGTTTAATCTTCACGTTCTATCTCAAACACCGGTAGCTTGCCCATACCAATTTCAAAGGCAAGACGCTCAAGCTCAGGCTTCAGAACAGACTCTTCCCACTCGATCCGCTCTAGCCTCTGCTTGAATTGAAACTCCGCCGTCAACGCTGCGCGGGCCTGCCTGAGTGCTGTTTTAGGATCGTTAGTCATGGTTCCCTTCTAGCTCTCGGCGCTTTCTCTTAATGTCGTAAAGCGCCTTGCTCACGTAGACCTTATCAGAATTCCGCTCTGTCCAGGCTTTTTCCTGCTGCCTCTTACGCTTAGCCCCCTCGGGGGTTCTCCACTGGCCCGCGTAGAACACTCGCGCAGGAGTCTCTGCGACGGCACTAGTAGTAGTCGGCAAGTTCACCCTCGTACCATGCATGGTTCATATCCATAGCGGTAAGTAGTTTGTCGGCCTCTTCGTGTGTCACGTATTCTTTCTCTCCTGCGATGATCTTTGTGACTACCTTTTTCGACAACTTACTCCGTTCGGTTAGAATTTTCTCGTGCGGTATTGCCGTACCAGAAAGAAGCGGCCTTACTGAGCCGCTAATGTCATTCCTTACTGTCTCGTTACCGTAGAGGGGAAAGGTGACTCCGTATCTTCGTTTCCATTCCTCAAAGATTTCCAAGATAAGGATGCTAGGGATTCCTTGGTTTTCCACCGAAAAGCAAGCATATCAAACTAGCCGATCAAATCCATTTCGCTTACATGCCCGTAGGCAATGCGGATAAACTGACTCTCTGCCCAAAGAAACGCTGCTCTTGTCTCCTCGGAGATATCAGGATTATCGGCGCACATACGAGCGCAGAAAGCCTCCCCGATCAGAGCGTCCTTAATCAAGTACCCAACTGTTTTATCTTCCCAAGGCTTAAGGTCTGCCATTACACCCTCTCAAAACAGACTGTATGAGGATTAAGTCGGATGCTAACGGGGGCCGGAATAGGCCCAAACCGGTTCTTGACAACGTGAAGCTCAATCACGTCATCGTGCGAGTCCTCTTGCCAGAGGATCATTGCCAGGGCTGAGACCTCACCGATAACCTTGGTCTCCGAGTAGTCATAGCGCGTCGGCGGAGCCGCGCCTAGCGGGTCAGGCTGCTTCGTCTGCGCGAGCATAAGAAAACAGGTGTTTGTATAGGGCGCGTGGACGCTCATGCGCTTGATCTTTCGATTCAAGTCCTCGCGACCATCCCAGGGGATATCATGTACGTGGTCGAGTACCACCAGATCAAACCCTGCTTTCATAACGCTAACAACTTCCTCTGCCGAGATACCCGGCTGCGAGATAACAGCGTCATGCTCTTGAATCCACGCCTTAGCCTCTTCGGGCGAAGGGAACGAGTGCTTAAACCGTTCAAAGATATCGGCGGGAGTCATTTCGGTGGTCAGATACGCGCCGCTGTAGCCAGCGTCTAACACTTCTTTGAAAGCCTGCAACCCGAAGGCCGTCTTTCCGATGCCCGTATTCGCGCCCACTGACGTTGTACGGCCCTTCACGAGCGGGGGGATACTCTGTAGACCCCCATGGAAGGGAGTGGGCAGAACCTCGCCCTGGTCAGTGTTCTCTACTGCGTTAATCCACTCATCGGGGGATAGCAGGGGTAGCGTTGCTTCATCCATTGTCTCTTGCATTATCTCCTCTCAGATAGTTAGCGGCTGACTCCAACCATTCTACCGTCATGTAACCTCGGAGCGCCGCGTTGCAACGGAAGCAGAGAATACCCCTGATTTCCAGGGTCTTATGATCGTGGTCAAGATGTAATCGTTTTCCTCCTTCTCTAGGAGGTCGTTTACAAATTGCACAAACGCCGCTTTGCTCTTGAAGGATACTATCGTAAGTTCCGTCTCTGTCATACTGCCTCCTGAGCTTGATCCATTCGGGGTTTGCTTTACGTCGTCTACGCCTTGCCACTTCGCCACCATATCACGGCGGCAACCCATTGAGCTTCCCTAGAAGGGTAGTCCTTGATATCAAAAGACTTACAGCGCACAACACTCCGCTACGCCGCAGTACTTCCCTGCCCACTCGTGCATTGAGTTACCGGGCCAAGGGTTCCAAAGCCCGTACTCGGTCACGTGGAATTGAATCCGCTTCCACTCATCCCGAATCATAGTCTCGATCTTATCCGTGTCGATAAGCCCCAGGTGCAGGGGGTGAGAGGGAGAGTCAGGGACTACGATAGGGTCGTTCTTAGCCCGCGTGAGAACGTGAATCTCAGACGGCTTGCGCTTGACAAGCTGGTACACGCCCTGCTGGAAAACCCATTCCTTGTTAACCCGGACGCCTTTCCTACTGAAATATTTTGTGGACTTCCAATCAATTAATAGATTACTTAACTCTAGGTCGATCTTCAGATTGATCGGAAGCAGCACACCCTCAATCTCGTGGAAAAACTCCTGCTCGGCTGCTACCACGTCGTTAATCAGGTACTTGCCGACAAGCTCCCAATAGTGGTACATATGGCTCTTGTAGATATTCTCAGCGTCATCGGGTGAGACTTCCCATTCAACGATCTTGTCTCCAAGATTGTCCTTCCAGGGGTTTCCTAGCTCCTGCCCTGAAAAGAGCCGCTCAAGCCCTAGATGGACGGCGTTGCCGATTTCCAGGGCGGCGGAGGACGGCCCACGCTCTCCGAGAATGTAGTCCTGCTGCCACTGGCGCGGGCACCGCATATGCTTGCTGATAGACGATGCCGACAGATGCGGAGGCGCAGAAGGATCGTGCTGGTTCTCCTCAAGCCTCTTGATAAGAGCTTCAACGCCGCCGCTCATAGTTCCCCTTCAGAATGTCATAGACAGTAGAAAACACGATACCGAACCAGACTCCTAGCCCGAAATCAGAAACGGTGTAATCAAACGCTCCCTTCAGGAAGAAGTAAAGTACAGTGAACATTAGAGCGCCGAAGATCGCTGTAAGAACAGCCTCGGCAATGCGGTCAGTCATCGGTAACGTCCTCGTCCACCGTACCAGGGCGAGGGGGAGACTGAGCGATGCCGCGAACGCGATCTTCGTCAAGCAGAAACTCAAACAGGACGTAGGCCACGCGGCGAGCCTCACGCTCGTTCTCGGTGTCTACCTCGATAGTGAAGTCAATCAGAAAGCTCATTACTTCCTTTCGTTAAGGGAGGGTAGTGACGGACTTCTACCGCCGACCCGTGGGCCTTCTCCTACTGACTACCCTCCCTATCTTGTTGGTTTACCTACTAGCTAGAGCCTGAGCGCCCGTCTGAATCGCGTGCGCGGTCTCAGCCAGGGCTTTAAGAGTCTCCCCGTCCAGCGGGAAATTAAACTCCTGACCCGAAGCCACGAGAGCCTGCACGGCCTGACCAAAGGCCCACTGAGCCTGAATCGACTTCTGCTTAGCCTCCTGCGCCGGGTTAGGCGAGTCGGCATCCGTGCGCTTAGCTGTCGCACGACGCTTCGGCTTGTCCTCCTGAGGAGCAAGCTCAGCAACCGGAGAATCCGGGTCGAGAATCTTGTTGAGGTAATAGTTATCGAACTCACCATTCCTCTTGAAACCGACCTCGGCCTGAATCTCCGTACCCGCAGACTCCAACGCTAAGTCTGCAAGTGCCTTCTTGTTGGTAGCAAGAACTCGGTCGTCTCCGACAAGCTCCACGTTGTACCAACTACCGTTGCCCTTGTTAACGTCAGCAACAGTGATTGTCTCTACTGCCATTTATACATTCACCCCCTGCTTTTTATTCTCACGAGCAAGACGCCTTTGAGCGGCAATCTCCTCTTTCCAGATTTCCTCAAGAAGATCATACTCAACGTTTGCCACCCAATCGGAGTCAAACCCGAAAGCCTTAGGGTTCTCTGCGACCTTGCCGTTGAGAATCTCAAGGCCCCGATAGAAGCCTGATTGTCCCTGGCTTGCGTACACCTGACCAAGCACGCAAAGCTCACACGAGGCAAGGTCAAGCTTGGTAAGCGAAACCTTGTTAAACCAACCAGGGCGCTTCTCATTGAGAACCCTGATCCCTGCACGAACGCGCCTACGCGCCTTAGCGCGGATATTCTTATTCATTCTCTCCCTTTCTTTGGAGTTAGGCGGGGGAGCTTCCCCGCAAGCTACTTGCAGTATACCCTAAACCGCGAGACCTTAAACCTCTGTCTCGCCAGCGTACTTCGCCACGACCTCATCGTAGGTCTTAGCGTCCGGGATACGACGGTCTCCGCCGCCACCCCCGGCAGGCTCAAAGTCATGCGGGCCACGCTTAAGTTGCGCTTTGTACTCCTCAAGAGCCTCGTTCTTGATCTGGTCACGAATAGCAATGGCCTGCTTGACGCCTTCCTCAACAGCCTTGCGAGCATCGTTACCAATGCCCGGAGAACCGATAGCAGACTGAGCAAACGCTTCAGCCATTTTGCGGTCAAACTTGCCGTACTCCTGCTCATATCGATCATGGAGACTGTTTAGTTCCTTAGTGCCTGCTTCCTTAACCGAAGTCTCAAAGACAGGAATCATCGGAGCAATCATCTGCTCGACTCTCTGATTGATATAAGTATCAATGTCAACGTCCTCAGGATCAGGCTCCTCAGGCTGCATAAGAGGCTGCACAAGCTGAGCGAGTTGCTGCACGGCCTGCTGCGTGCGCGTCCACTCTTCCTGGGACGGTGCCCACTGAGGGGCTGCGGTTTCGGGGGCGGGCGGAGTAGTTACCTCCCCGTCCGGGGTAGTAATATCGGCGGGCGGATTCTCTCCGCCAGCCCCCTCTTCGTGTCGGAATCTAATCATGTTCAGAGCCTATCACAAACCGACTTGCTTAGTGACCATCATGCCACGACTTACGCATACCTTTCACCGTCCTTTACGGGGGAGGCAACGGGTAATCGCAATACAAGAGCTTAAATTCACCCGTGTATTGGTTGTAGAAGATGCCGGTACGACCACCTGAAATACCAAGGCGGTACTGGCATCCGTCGTATAGCGGGCCTACCCACCCGTAACCTCCGCCAGAGTCAACAGGATAAAAACTAGGCTCCCAAGCAAGCGCGCTTGGCGCGGCCACAAGCAGAGCCAACGAGGAAACGAGACCAGCAATTAGTCGCTTCATGCGTACCAACACTGTCCCGTCGCGGCGCTGCAACACAAACGCTTACCATCCCAGGTAATCATGCAGGTAATCGTTGAGCCTCCCGGCCCATCCATGGGGTATGCGTTTGCACTCGATACCGTACCAAGCAGCGCTAGAGCAGCAAGCGAGCTAACAATTAAACGCTTCAGCATCGTACCCAATACTCCTGTCCTGTAAACGGATCGCGATAGAGACAGCGAGGATAACCGTCGCCGCCAGGGTCTACCCAACTAGCCAGAGCGGTAGAGGGGGCCGCAAGCGTAAGAGCGGCAATGAGCACAACAAGGATTCTCTTCATGGTCTCAGTGTAGCAGCTATCCAGAGAGAGCCGAAACGTCCATTCCGCCCTCAGGCATCCCGCTTCCTAGCGGGTGCCCACCCGGCTCAGGTGCCGGTGTTGACGGCTGAGGCACCATCGCCCCTGCGGGCGGGGTAACGATAGCGTTAGTACGAGCAGACTCCTCATGCTCAAGGATATGCATTTCAAAAGTGTCCACGAGCGCCTGCGCGTCCTCGTCGCCCATATCCACACGGGTCTGAGCCTCCATCTGAGCCTGCCTATGGACGTTAACATGCAATTCGTCATCGTCATACGGTGCCACCGGAGGGGCCTGAAGCGTATTCAAGATAACAGTGTTCTCAAGCTCTGCCCGATGGGCGTCAGCGTCACCGATAGACGCCGGGATAGCCTGCGGCTTACCAGCGTTGAGAGACTCCACGTACCACGTGAGGGGAAGCTTGCCGCCAGCGGCAGCCCAGATATCGTTAATCTTCTGAATCTCTGCGGCCTGCGAGCGAGGCATAGAACCTTCGTTAGTGCGCTTGAGCAGATACCGTGCCGGAATATCGTTAGCGTCAAAGACAAGCTCGTCAACGCGACCCTTCGGCCCCTCGATATCCATACGCTTACCTCTCGGCCAATTACGCATAAGCTCCAAGGTATCCCAACACAAATCTTCCATGACCTCCCGGAAGCTCTGCCCGATAGGATCGAGCTTAAGAGCATCGTTTTCAGTAAGCAGGGCCATAGCCGAGTAGGCCGAGACTCCTGAGGGGGCCTGCCCCATCGTGACTCCACGCACGCCTAGGGCGCGCTCCACGCTCTCCACCTGATTGCGGATATCCTCCATGAACCACGCCCCCGGCTGAACGCCTGCCTGCGGCTGAGGGAGAGGCGCACCGGGGCGAACCTCCACGTACTCAAACGGCTCACCGGTCTTACGACGGGCAAGGCTCTGCTCCTCGATATAGACAACAGGCATGTTGCGGTCAATGATCGCGTTCAACTGCGTATGACGTTTGTTGTAAATCTTCTGGGGGCCAATGCCGTTCTCGATAAAAGCCTTACCCATAAACCGACCAGGGAGAACCTGCCAGCGGAAGTAATGCATACCCGTCTTAGGGCCAAGGGGATGATCGGTGAGAGGGAGACTGTCGCGCACGTCAAGCAGAGCGGTCTCCGTGAAAACCACCGTCCGGCCCTTCGGGTAAAGCTGATTCGGCTCATCGTATCCTGTGTACACAAAGGCTTTGTTTTCAAGCTTGGTAGCGGTGCCGTCCGTGCGGTAGCCCGCCGTAAGTGAGGCAGAGTTGTCAATCTCTTCCGCGATGACGTTCTCGGCAAGGTCGCCGTAGCGATGCTTAATCTCGGCCACGTCCACGGGCCGCTTAATCAGATGCCAGGGGAAGTCACGGGGATGATGGTAGCCCGGAGGCGGCAGGATATTCTCGGCGGTGAGAATCTCCCAACAGATTTTACCTTCCCTAAGCGTTCGGATAGTTGCGGTCTGACCGTTGCTTGCCTTTTCTGCCACGTACTTCGCGGCCTCGCCGGGATCGAGGATCGGCGTACCGTCCTTGTAGGGCACGTCACCGATGATTTCACCGTAGCGCCTGTCATAGCGGGCGCGAACGCCTAGCGTCCCGTCGATAGCAAGGTAGTTAAGGAAGTCCAATACATGCTGGTCGCCCTTCCATTCGTGATCCCAACCCCACCCGAAGGCAGCGTTCATAAACCTAGAGATAACCTCTGCCTCCGCGTGCTCCTGAGTAGCCAGGAAGGTAGGCTTGTAGTCATTGGAAGTAAGACGACCAACCACGGTCAGTAGGTACTGATCGAGCATGTTGGAAGTAACAAGCTCCACGCCGTTACGTTGAGAGACCTCCACGATCCTGCCGTCCCGCGTGTTGATATTCAGGTGCTGCTTGCCTGCGGCGAAGAGCCTGTTAATCCGAATCTGCTGTAGGTACGGACGCATTTCCTGCTCCGCCTCATGCTTACGCTGAAGCCAAGGGGCCAACACGTCATTGACGACGTACCTGTTACCACTGATTACAACTTCGTCCGGCATCCCTTTAGTTTAGACCTAACCGAAGTTTTCATCCTGCGCCGCCGCCTCGTAGGCTTGCTCCTCTAGAGAAAACTCACCCTCCTGGGGAAACATGAAGTCAAGCAGGAGGCGCATAACCGCCACCCCTGCAAGCTGCGCGGGGGTAATCTCCTCGGGGCTTTCAGCCTCCGAAATATCGGGAGTAAGATCGTACTCCACCTGAATCTGATCCTCTCCGGTGTCCTCAACTTTCAAAACAAAAGTAGCCATTAAACCTGCTCCCATCCTTGTAGTTGTAGTTTGAGTTCCTCGTCCTCTTCATCGTCCTCCTGCGCCACGGGGCGGGGAGGCGGAGTCCAAGTCTGATTTGCCTGATGCATGATCCTATCAAGAAGCTCTGTCTCCCGTGCGACGAACCGGTTTACCGACCGCTCAAGCTGCCGGGGGAAATCCCGAATAGCCCGGTACTGGAAATAGGCTAGTACCGACAAAACGACTACAGTAATACTAAGCAGAAGGATTGCCATTAGTGGGTTCCTCCACGATTACCATTTTGCTAGCCCTTTCCAACTTTGCGAGCTTCTCAAAATCGTCAACATCGAGATTCGCAAGGCCCAGAAACCTCTGCTGCCAGGACTGAATTTCGTCCTTCAGCTTTTCGTTCTCGTTCACAAGCTCAAGCTCACGGTGCGCGAAACTCTCCGTCTCGGTCGGAGTTGCGAGACCAACCAAGCGGCCCATCTGCTCAAGGCAGGAGGCGCAGAAGATAGCTGAAGCGATACCGATAAGCTCGCTCTCCTGCTCCATGCCTGCTCGCACGTTCACTTCTGCGAGGGTGTCAACAAAACCCCTATCGTTAGCTGACGTACCGCAAGCAAGACACGTACCGTAAGGCGGCGTGGCGTGCCAAAAAAACTGAGCCATTACGTTCCTTTCAGGTTAGGGGACACTCGGCCTAAGCTTACCGATTGTCCGAACGGTTTTCGTCGTCGGCGTCTCCGCCCTCAGGCCCCGTCGCAAGCTGAGCGGAAGGATCGCCCTGAGCGGTCTTGGGAGACTCGTCCGGGCCAAGGGCAGGGACAGGCTCGCCCTCTTCGTCGTCCTCGTCCACAACCACAACGCGCATCGGGGCAGGGCCAACGTCAACTAGACCGGCCTCAAAAGCAGCGTCACGAGCCTTAAGCCGCTCGTTGAAAGCCTCGGTGGCTTCCTTGGCATCCTCCTGCTTTTCGTCGGCAGACTTAAGCATCGGGTTAGCAGACACGTCCAGGGCACGGCCCGAGAAGCTAGAGGCAGGCGGGGCCGGGTTGGCAAGGTCAGGATGGGGATGCACTCCAAGCTCCGGTGCAATGTCCGGCTCTTGGTCGCGCGTCGGATCAATGTACTTACCGGGCTGACCGGTAGCCTTGTAAGCAAGCAGAGCCTCGTTCTGCTCACGGATAAACTCGGCGTCGGCATCCTCGCCGGGATGCTCGACCTCGACAATCTCCAAACCCTCGTCTGACTTCTTTGACTTAGCCATATGTCCTCAGTATAGAGACCCGGTTAAACCCGCTTGCCCTGGGGCTTACGATACCGTGCCTTAATAGCCTCAATATCCTCCGTATGCTCTAGGGGGAAGTGACCATCGTACTCAGGAGGATCGAAAAGCGGGTCTCCGTCAAGAATCTCTACAAAATTTTCGATAGCCTCAGTGTTAGTTGCAATTGATACGAAGCACCCTTCACCGGGCCAACAATACTTGTTTCCTGTAATACCCGACTCTACCCAATGTCGTGACCACTGATCGGTCTCGTCGTCAAAGTGGTAGTTTAGTGGAAGTAAACAAATCTCGCACTTGTGCTTAGAGACCTTGCGCTGAGTCGTGATTGCCATTTCTCTTACTCCTAATCAGATCGTCTAGCCATTGCAGGAACAGCGAGTAGAAAACCGCCCCTGCCACAAAGGCCAAGAACCAAGGGGCGCTCTCATCTGTAATAACGAGATACATAAGCCAAGCAAGCACAAAGTGGTCAATCAGCCGATGCATTGAACTCCTTAAGGGCACGACCGAAAGAGATATTCCTTCCGATCTTCTTGTTGTAGTTGTCCCTGCGCGAACATTGAGCGTCGCCCCTTGCCAACACCCGAAAATCCGGGCCGTAAATGATCGTTACAGTAATTCCGCCCTGCGGCTGCACGACTAGCCCCTCTTCCATAACGATTGAACGAGGAAGCGGATAATTCTCTCCGTTGCACCATCGGTAATGGTGCGTCCGAACCATGTAACCCTGCTCCTCAAGCTGTTCTCTGGTCACGTCTCCTACCTCTCTTTCCCTTGTAGGGATGCTTAGCCTTCATTTCTCTTGACGATTCCGCCGTCTCGTGACGACGGCTATACCATCCTGCCTCTTTTGCGTCCTTGCTAAACGCGAACTTCGGGGCTGTCATCTAGGAACCTCTTTCTGTTGACGAAAAAGACGCTTCCGTGCGGGCAAGAAGTATCAGTAATGATTTCAAGCTCAAAGTGGTCTGCCATAGCCCAAAGCTCATTTGACTCCTGCATCGGGTGAACCACCAGGGTATCGAAATCCCTTTTCTTAAACAAAGGATCGTCCTTGACCTTCAGGATCATCTGACCAAGTAGATTCAGATTAATCCCCGACAACCCCAAACCCCTTCTTATTAGGTATGGCTCCTACTCTTTCCGGCCTGATATCGGCCTTGCTTAGGAAAATTCTTCTTAAACGAACCGGGACGGGTGTATCCGCCCGATGCCCACCTGACACGAACCTTCGCCTCACGGGAAGTCATCGTGTGAGCAGCCTGCCTAGCGGCAAGCCGCCCCTTGACCTTACTACCCTTAGTAATCACTAAACCGTCCTTACCTCAACATACTCATATTCGTAATCACAACGATCTTCAAGAAAGCGCCAAGCAGCCTTGCCGTCTGAATCCTCAAGGATTCGCTTAGCCTTCTCTTCGTCCTCGTCGTAATACCAATATCCGTCCTCGACGCGCCGCGCGAGTAGCTCTAACGCAGCATCGTCAAACTTGCCAGTCTCACTGGAATACAGATGAGTCCCGTGCTTCTCGTGAGCCATAATCACGTCCACTTAAACAAGCTCCCTCCATGAGGTTCCGCGCTCTGACCATGTGCCAAAGCTTCTACGTCCGTTCCTACCCTCTCCCTCTCTTTCTAAAACATCGGTGGGATACACGCGAGCGGTGAGGAGATAACGAGCAGCAGCCATGCCGTGCCCGTGCCGGGTTTCCCAATAAGGATCAATAACCTCCCCTTCTACCGGATCTACCGGCGCGTACTTAATCTGTTCGATTAGCTCTTTGCAGTTATTCGTTACGAAAAGTCCAGGCGCTCCCATATCTCCCGCCCGCTCATGCCAGTCTGGAAAACTCCGTGAGGGGTCTGGACGTAGCATTTCGGCAATCCTGACGAATCCTGCCCTACGGTCATTGTTTGCGGGTACAAGGTAAATACCGTTCTTGGCGAACTCTGAATGGACTGTCTCTCCCTTTCCGTGGCTTCCAAAACCTGTGCGAGCCTGAATACTTGGATCGCATAGTGCGATGCTCGGATCGCCCCACGAGTTAGCCCTACGAGTAAGAATGTTGGATGCATGGTTTGAAATCAGCCCTGGTTGGTAATACTCGTCATAGATTACCGTAATCACTTCGGGCGAGAGAGCGGCAGCGTACCATGCCGTAGGATTGCTCGTGCCGTAGTCCATCGCTTCCCACCGCCGCCAATGCTGCGGCGCACGAATCTGGGGGATGACGTGCATGTTGGTATCAAAATGAGGGAACGCGGCGGAGTCGATAGCTTCCCACGATCCCTCGATAAGTCTTTCCTGAGTAGCTTCAGGAAGCTGTCTCAGAGCGGCCAAGTACGAATCTCGGTCAATGTGCGGGTTGTCGGTGAACGTCGCAGGAATAAAGATTCGATCAGGTGCCGGGTTAGTAATAAAGCGGTTACGAACCCAATAAGCGCCCATCCCAACAGGGTTACTAGCGCAACGAACGCGAAGCGGGATATTGCTTCCCTCAAGCCGCCTGAGCCGTGAGAACAAGAAAGTATAAGCATCGTCGTCTGGAAACTCTGTAATCTCGTCCCAACCGACAAACTGGAACTCGGCCGACTGATAGCGCCACTTGTCCTTAGGCGTTTGAATATATCCGAAGGTGAGCGAAGCGCCGGAAGGGAAGTGCCACGTATGGCGCTCGCGATCCCACTTAGCGGGAGTATCAGTGAGCCACTCGGCGGCTCTGTCCATGAGCGCGCCCGGTAGGCCAAGATCGGTGTACGAACGTCTAAAGAGAACGGCTGCATAGTTAGGTTGGTCAACGTACTGTAGCGCCGCCATGAGGAGCGCGTCGGTCTTGCCGCCTCCTGCCGCGCCTCCGTAGAACGCCTCAAGCCCGTCATACAAAAGAAACGCCGCCTGCTTCGGTGACGGCTTGTGAGGGACGTAGGGTTTAGGAAGTCGGAGAACGGGCATAGAGAGACCTCATCGTACCACGAGAGAGAGGGAGAGGGTGGCTACTACTACTAAGAAAAAGACTAAGGTTCTGAAAGGTCGGTTCGCTTGTGGCGCTACCCTGCCGTGGGCAGGTACGACGTTCGCCGCACGGCAAGCCAAGGCGTATGAGGAGGCTATGGGCCGCAAGCACGTTAACCGTTTCTCTGACTCTGAGTGGAATACCGCTGCCTGAGGGGTGTGTGCTACACTGAGTAGCGAGAGGGAGACGAGAGGTAGGCCAAAGTTGAATCCTACTTCTTGACTCCGGGGAACTAGGGGCGGTGCCGGATGGTGCCGCCCTTGGTTTATCTTTAGCCGCAAGTGGGTAGACTGTAGCTACTGACCGCGAAACCGTTTCCCCCGAGGCTAGGGGCACGCGGAGGGTTCGGTTAGAGCGGGTGGGTCTCGATTGTCTGTCGCGTACAGGATCACGCCGCGACCCGCAATAAAACAACTAGCAAGGAGGAGTAATGCGTTTCGTTGCAAAGCCAGTTGAGCCGGTCGAGCGCGCGTTTGACGTGCTTGAACTTAGGGAAGATGAAATTAGGATTATTGCTTTTGCTCTTGAGAAGCATCGCCTGTATTTTCCCGAAGCACCGGGAACCAAAGAGCTTGAGAGGCGTTTCCGTCATTTCCGCGACTCGGAAGGCTTGCGGCCCCATGGCATGAAGGGAGCGTTTACCGACTAATGGACGCTGAGAGACTTCTAGAGGCTCTGCTTTTCGCGTATGAGAACATGAAGGCGTTTAACATTCCTGCCCTTAGTGAAAACAATATCTCTGGCGTGTACAGCGGCAGACTGATTCTTTGTTTCGCTAACGGTCAGCAGTTTGAGATTACAGCGGAGGAGCTATGAGTTACGACGACGACGATATTCGCGCGCTAGAAGTACGGGTGGGAGACCTTGAGGATCTACTTCGAGACTCTCTTGAGGTTCAGCACAAGCTTGCCGTGCAGACCTTGAGGCTCGCTCAGCAAGTGGAAAGCCACTTAAACGAAAAGCCGCGAGGGCTTACCCCCCCTGACTGTGCTGCTTGCACGGGAAGGGATACCGGCTACTTCTGCTCGGCGCATAGCTGGCATCAGTCGTGAGTATCGTCTATCGAGTCTGTTACGGTTGGGCCTCTTACGTGGATTGGGACACGGAGGAGGAAGCTGTTGCTCATTGGAAGGAAGTAAGAGAGCGTATTGATCCTAAAGCAATGATTCTCAAGATTGAGACTGAGGACATTACTCCTCAATGAGTACCGGTTGGCGTAAGAGTAGCCCCTGCCCTGTTTGCGGGGGCTACGCGGCGTACAAGAAGGAAAAACGTTGCCGTGGCTACGCTCGCAACAAGGGCGATGGTGTGTATTGCGAAAACAAGAATCCGAGGAGAGACCCGATCTTTCCTCTGGGGTTCGCTCTCTGGTTCTGGCGAAAGGATGAGTATGAGTCTTAAAAGAGCAGACGTTATCGAGGTAGAAGGTCTCTATTGGATCGTGTTGACCAATGAGCCTGCGGGTACAAGAAATCTGTTTGAGCCTTTTGCGTATAAGCGCGATGCTCGACGCATCGCTAACGCTTTGAACAGAGCTTGGCTGAGAGAGAGACGTTTGCTTAAGTCTGAGGAGTAGCTTAGCTACTTAGTAGCTTAGAGCTTTTGTCGAATCTCTTTTCTACCCTCACTACTTCTCTCACTAATCAGTGTAGCACAACAAGCCAAAGGCACGAGAGAGGGTTTAGGAATCAGGGTTTCGGGTACACTGAGGGCCTACCGCCTTTCGCGGGGCGGCAACAAAGCACAAAGCTGCGGGACTCGGATGGTTTCGTAGGGCCGGTGGTTCATTAAGAGCGCGACCGGCTATAACGAAAGGAGCTTTAATGTTTGAGTATGTCGATAACAAGGTGACTGATCGGAAGGTGCTTGAGGAGACCGTGCTTCCGAAGGCGCTTGAGCAGGTTAATTCGATTCGCACGGCGCTGGCGATTGGCGACGGCGCGCTGAAGGAGCTTCCTAAGGGAAGCATTGGCGAAGCTCACCATTGCGTTCTTGCTCGCGCTCTGTCGAACGGCTGGAAGGCCGGGGTTTATCCCGGTGAGGAAATTTACTTTGAGCATCCCGGTCTTGGGTACGATGATTTCAGGCGGGCCGCAGAGACGCTTGAGGTTCTCGGGTTGAGCGTTGAGAGTTTCGGTGAAAGTTGGGTTTGTGTTGAGCCGACGCTTGAAATGTCTCAGCTTGCATGGGCGTTTGACGACGGCTTGATCCCTGAGCTTGTCCTTGAGGACGACTCTTGAAGTATTACGATTCAGTTAAGATTCCTTCTCACGTATCGGTACGTGACGTAACTACTGTTGCGGATTACTTGCGAGGGATCGGGTTTGTAGACTCGCCTATCGGTTTTGACGCAATCGGTTTTGGGTTTGAGGCTAACGATGCCTGGGATGCTGCTATGACGGCTGCGGAGATTCAGCAGGAGTTGGCTGCATACGGATTTGATTTTTCTGGTAACAAGTATTGTCTGAAGGAGGATTAATGACTAACGAGCAGATGCTTCACCGTAATAACTGTTTGGAGTATCTTGGCGAGCGTACAGGCACCTATGAGTGGCGGTGCCTGCGCTACGCCGCCGCATGGGACAGGCTGCTTGAAATGGGCCTGCGCTCATCTGATCTGATCGTTGACGTGGGCGCGGGTATGTGCGACTTCGACCGCTATGCGCGTCAGGTTCGGAACTTCGACGGGCGCATCCTTCCCGTGGACGGTGCAATTGACGGAACGGATTTGAACGTCTGGACTCCTGGGTTCCTCGCAGAGTTTTTCGTTTGCTTGGAATTGATCGAGCATCTTGAGGCTCCTATTGATTTCTTGGAGCGGATCGAGACCCGCGCTACTCGCGGCATCGTTCTTACTACTCCTAACCCGGAGGTTGTGGACGTGCTGGCGATTGACCGGACGCACCTTAGCCCGGTGTCTGCCGACACGCTTCGGGAAATGGACTACCGCGTAGCGGCGGTGCGGCTGTTCGGTAAGGACAAGGACACGCTGCTTGCCTGGAAGGGCGTGAATTGGTAATGGAACGATGTAATTCGTTCGGTTGTGTGGGGCCTAAGGGACATAACCGTGGGCAGGCAGATGTTCCTGAGAACCATCTTCTTCCCGTACTTCGGAGACCTTACGAAGAGGTTTATGGAGAGCTTCAGCTTTTGCGGGAGGGTCTTATTCGTTGCGCTGAGCTTGCCGGTGCAGACGGTGAGGCGGTAGAGGCTGCACGGTCAGGCGCTATGGTTCAGCCTCACGTTATTACTTTCGCTACCGATGCTGTGAGACAGCTTCGGAAGGATTATGAGGAAGTTTCGGAACTCGACTAAGGGGTAGACTTAGACCATGGTTTTTGAAATTAGCGTAGTGGAACTAGCTCATTCTGTTTACACGATTGAGGCTGAGTCTGAGGAGGCTGCTCGCAAGCGTCTCTCCGAGGGTTCATGGGACGGGTGGAGAGACCTTGGGCACGACGAACCGGAAATCGTTAAGATTGAGGAGGTTTGAATGATTCGTAAATACTGGATATGGCTACTGGACGCTGTTGTGCTGCTGCTCATCCTGTACGCCGTGCTGTTTCCGCAGGGCGCGCACGCGGCCAATCAGCCGCATTGGAAGCTTGACGCTGCGGTTACGGCTGTTGCGGGGAAGCCGGTAGCGGCGTTCTGCGAAGTGGACTCGGAGCATTGGGCAGACCGTATTAGAACGAACTTCGGCCCTGCTCAGTCTCCTTCGCTCCTGTTGGGCTACACCCTGCTTAGTAACCCTATCGTTTACCTGTCGCCACGGGTGTGTATCGCTCTCAAGCAGGCGTTGGAGCGAGGTATCACACTGGCAGGGGCTTACCCGGTCTCGCTTGCGCTCAACACTCTGGCGCATGAGGCTGTTCACCAGCGGGGAGTTATTAACGAAGCTGTTACCGAGTGTCTCGCTAACCGTTATGTGCGTACACTTGCTGTAGCACATTTCGGCGTACCGGTTAAGGTAACCGTGAAGCGTATCGTGCGGGTGAGTGGGAGACTCGTGACCCGAACCGTTATGGTTGCTAACCCGTTGCTTACCCGTTTGACGGAGCTTGCTAAGTATTGGACTAGCACTAAGCCCGCTCAGTACCGTGGGGGTGTGTGTTGAACTTGGAAAAGTGGTATACGGAGAGGGTGCAGGTTCCCGGCCATGAAAAGCCAGTGACGTTGCGAGGGGATACCCCGCTTACTCTTTACAACAATTTAATTGATCTTGCTATTCGGGCTGAGGAAGCTGCTATGCGCGTTAAGAACGAGGCACCAGGGGATTTCGCATGACCGACCAAGAGCGGATCGTGTGGCTTGAGGAAACACTAGAGATTATTTTGTATAACGTTACTAGCGATCTAGGCGGAAGGGTTATCGTCGTTCACGACGAACATGCCGTAGGTATTGACGCTTTCGTTAAGGACGCTCTAGCTGTTAGCAGGGAGGAGTAATGAGAGACCATGAGTCACACGATGCGTCCTGTTACGTGTCTGTC